CAAGGGTCGGGTTGTTTTATACCGCCCCTCTGACCCTTGATTTTTGGAGATTTGCATGTTATTGGCTTAAAATCATCAATTATGGAGAATAAAATGACCTCAGCCCAATGCCTAGCAATATGCGCCACGATCTTCGCAGCGACACACCCACGCGACAAAACGCCATGGCTTGCGGCGGGGCTGTACTTCGCGGCAGTCGTCGTTTGGGCGGGGCATTTAGCGCCGGTTTGACGATCGGCGACGATTTGTGTTAAGATCTGACAATGACAGATCAAATAGTTAATTCGGATATAACCGCAGGTCGTTTGGCTGGTGGACTGTTCGCGCCCAATAACAAAATATCACAGGGACACGCCACATCAAAGACATGGCAACCATACGGCCAACGCGCTGTTTATCTTGGGGAAAAATACACACAGGCTGAGATAATGGAGTTCGGACGCAATGAACAATTGCGAATGGAAAGCCTATCGTATTGGGACGGTGTTTGCATCGTTCACATGGCGCGGTCGATCGACAGAACTTTGACCATGACCGATTCCGGCGCCGATCAAGTTGGCAAAGAGCGCGAGAAACTGGTCGATCGCATCGAGGGAACGGCAGTACAAACAATTCGCACAGGAGCCATTGCGCCGATTGATCCAGAGGAGGCCGATGGATTGACCATCGCGCAGAAACAACGCGCCTATGACGACCTCATTAAATCCTAGGGCATATCCCCCCGACTATTCGGCAGAAGTATCCCGGCGATTCAGGAACGCCTACAAGCTCAAGCATGACCGCGACCTGCAAACGGCGGTTTGGGGATTTTACAAAACACACCCGATTGAATGGATTAATGATTGGTGCGTGACGTTTGACCCGCGCCGCCAAGACAGCAAAACAATCCCGTTTCTGTTATTCAAACGGCAAGAAGAGTTTGTCGAGCTACTGATGGAATGCCTCGCCGATCGGGAAAGCATGCTGGCAGAGAAATGCCGCGATGTCGGCGCATCGTGGATATGTTGCGCGTTTAGCGTATGGCTTTGGATATTTCATGCGGGCGCATCAATCGGCTGGGGTTCGCGCAAGGAAGAATACGTTGATGCAAGGGGAAACCCGAAGGCCATTTTCCCCAAAATGCGGCAGATTATCCAAAACTTGCCGACATGGATGCTGCCATTTGGTTTCAGCATGCGCGAACACGCGCCGTACATGCGGATAATAAACCCCGTCAATCAGGCGACGATAACCGGTGAGGCTGGCGACAGCATCGGGCGCGGCGGGCGTACCACGCTATTTTTCAAAGATGAATCGGCGCATTACGAAAGGCCGGAATTGATCGAGGCGGCGCTGGGAGACAATACCGATGTGCAAATCGACATATCCAGCGTCAACGGTTCGGCGAACGTGTTTTACCGGCGCCGCATGGCCGGGGAATTGTGGACGCCCGGCAAGCAAATGGACAAGGGCAGAACGCGGGTGTTTGTCTTTGATTGGCGCGATCATCCAGGCAAGACGCAGGAATGGTACGACCTGCGCCGCAAGAAGGCAGAATCAGAGGGCTTGCTTCATGTGTTCGCGCAGGAAGTTGACCGCGATTATTCCGGATCTGTCGATAAAATAATCATCAAATCTGAGTGGATACGCGCCGCATGCGATGCCCATATCGTGCTTAAAGATTACGGCGATTGGTTCTCCGGCGAGAAAACAGCAGCGCAGGACGTTGCGGACGGCGGCGGCGATAAGAACGCGCTGGCGGTTCGCCACGGCTCGGTTTTGATGTTTGCCGATCACTGGGGCGGCGAGGCGCAAGAGGCCGCAAAGATAGCCATTCCGGTTTGCATAGAGCAATCCGTTCATGAGCTTTATTATGATTGCATCGGCGTAGGCGCGGGCTTCAAGGCGCAGACAAACACCATGCAGGAAAATGGCGCAATACCCCGCAACATGCGCGTGTTCCCGTGGGATGCGTCATCATCGCCAGTTGATCCCGAAGGAAATATCATACCGAGCGATTACGAATCCCCAAAGAATGAGGATCATTTCTTGAACATGAAGGCGCAGGCATGGTGGCGATTAAGGACGCGGTTTTACAAGACGTTTCGCGCCGTGAAATACGGTGAGCAATTCCCTGTTGATGAACTGATAAGCCTCCCGTCAAATTTACCAAACCTGCATCAATTCGAGATGGAGTTGACGCAGGCGACTTACGAATACAATCAGGCTGGGAAAATGCTTGTGGACAAGAAGCCCAATGGCGCATTAAGCCCGAACATGGCCGACAGCATCGTCATGGCATATTGTCGGCCAAGTCATAGAGATAGTTTGTTTAATCTTTAACCTGTGTTATTATCCCCCAAAATCACCGTGAGGTTGACTTATGTTCAATTGGTTCCGTCGTCCAGCCCCCGCCGCTCCTGCCGAGCGCGACAGCCTATTTAGCAACGCCACGCCCGCCCCCGAAGTCGCCAACCCATTCGCCTACGCCGACGCCTTCGCCAAGTCATTCCAGCGCACCGCCGCAGACCTGAAGCCTGTCAACCGCGCAGGCCAGTCCGTCGGCGCCATGGACGCCGCCCCAGTCACCGACGGTGGCGCAGCACTGGCAACGTTCGCAATGGACGCCGCCACAAGTCCGCAAGGATTTAATGGCGAATTGCAACCAGCTTACAATCTGCCGATCATTCAGCTCGACTGGTATGCCTCGCAAGGGTTCATCGGCTATCAGGTTTGCAGCCTCATATCGCAGCATTGGCTTATCGACAAAATTCTGACAATGCCCGCCCGCGATGCGATGCGACATGGATACAAGATCGGCACAAGCGACGATGACGAGATCGACCCCAAGGTACTGGCGTTCATCAAAAAGCGCGACAAGGCGTTCGGCATCAAAGACGCATGCGTCGAATTTGTCCGGTTTAATCGCATGTTCGGCATCCGTATCGCCATGCCGGTTATCGACACGACCGATACAGAGTTTTACGTCAAGCCGTTCAACATCGATGGCGTGAAGCCGGGCAGCTATCGCGGCATATCGCAGATTGATCCGTATTGGATTACACCGGAACTTGACTTTCAGGCGGGTGCGAATCCGGCGTCGATCAATTTTTACGAGCCGACATGGTGGCGCATTAACGGCCAGCGTATTCATCGGTCGCATCTCATCATTATTCGCAACGGTCAGGTCGCCGATGTGCTGAAGCCGTCATATTTGTACGGGGGCATCTCGGTTCCGCAGAAGATCGCCTTGCGTGTGTATGCCGCCGAGCGCACCGCCAATGAAGCGCCGCAGTTGGCATTGTCCAAGCGCACGAGCCTGTGGAAAATGGACATGAAACAGGCGTTGGCGAATCAGCAATTGTTCGAGCAGAAAATGGCGTGGTTTGCCGCGACACGCGATAATTTCGGCATCAAGGCTATTGGGCTGCAAGACGAGGTTGAGCAATTGGATACGTCGCTGACGGACTTCGACGCGGTGATTAATCAGCAATACGCGATTGTTTGCGCGGCGGGGGATTGCCCAGTTAACAAAATTATGGCCACATCTGAAAGCGGATTAGGTGGTGGGTCTGCTGGCAGTTACGATGAAAAGTCATACCATGAATTTTTGGAGTCAATCCAAACAAATGAATGCCAGCCGCTGATTGAGCGTCACCATTTATTGCTTATGAAGTCCGAGGTAATACCTAAATTCGGAACTGATTTTGAAACCGAGATTGTATGGAATCCTACTGATAGCCCAAGCGCAAAGGAATTGGCTGACTTGAATAATATGAAGGCGACTACGGCTAAGACTTATGCAGACGCGGGCGCGGTGGACGGGCAAGATATTCGCACTGTTCTTGTCGCGGATAAAGACAGCGGTTATACGGCATTAGAGGACGAATTGCCGGAAATGGCCGAGCCGGAACCAGAAGGCAGCGCAGGCGGCGGCAATGCCAAGGAAAGCTAAATACTCCACGGGCCGCAAGCCGAAAGTCCTTGAAGGCAAATTACTCACGCCAAATGCAGGTGTTGCGTCCCGTTACGAC